CACCTCGTTTCCGCCCAAGATTCCAGGCGTCTTCCACTGAAAGCTCAGGGCCGTCTCGTTTTTACGCGCGACCGACACGTCCTCCCCAGAGACCAGCGACTGGAACTCAGCCTGCTCGAGCTGGAGGTCGCCCTTGATCTCGGGGCTGATGAACATGAACCCCTTGTAGATGCTCTGGAGGCCAAACTTCTTCTCGATGTTGTTCGAGAGGGTCGCGACGTCCTCGCACTCGTAAAACTTGCGGGCCACCTTGGTGATGAGCGTAGACTTGCCAGAACGCGCGATACCCTTGAGGAACGGAATGACCTGCCATCCGTCCAACTCGTTCACCTCGAAGCACAGACGACCCATGAAGACGTAGGTCCATCGACAGACGTCCTCCTCGAACCTCTGGTAGTCCAGAACCAATTGCATGCTCGGCGTCGGGATGTCATACCAGTCACCGGTAGTCGCATATGGGTCGAAGGGCAAGTCAAAGTACTTGCACGAAACGAGCGTCGGGTCGAGCTCACGGAATTCAGGAGAATTATACGGGTAAAATTTGATCTTGTATCGTTGATCCGTCTCGTCCCAGTCCTTGCCGACCAACAGTCCGTTCTGGAATGACCATACGTGGCGGTCCTTCTTAATCTCGAGGAACTGAAAGTCCTTGCAGTTGGACAAGTGCTTGACGATGTCATTCACGCAATTGCCACGGCTCGTGAGGTTCTTCCACATCTCGGGCTCATCCTCCTTTTGTGTCGAGTCGTACACAAAGTCCTTGATCTCCGTGACTGGTCTCCACGCTCGGGTGTTGCGGATCTGGACACAACACTGGTCGCGGTACCGCCTGTAGCCCTCGTCATACGTCTTGGTCAGGAGAAAGAGGAGCAGTTTTTGGTACGGGCTGTTCTTCTCGTCATCCTTGAGACTGGTGTCCGAGTTGTCGATGGCGAGCGTCGGGTCGTTGATGCGGTTCCATCGACGGTCCCAGAGGCGAAACTGTTCGTACATCTCCTTGCGGTCGGTTATGAGTCGACGGACCCTAAATTCGAGTGTAAACTCGTCACCGTTGATATCCTTACTGGCCTGCTTGCTGACCCCCAGAGACCCGATCCGAGTCAGCAGGGTCCGGCAACTGTTCAGGAAGCGATCCTTTCGAATCTTGAGGTGTTCAACTTCATAATTCTTCGGGTACTTGTCGGCGTCCCGCTCCTGAGTCGGCGGGAAGAGGACAAAGGCCCATGACTTGTCGGCGGCGAGTGCGTTTGCGCGGATGCTGAACCCTGCGTCTTGTTCAGCATTCGTGATGCAATTTTCGAGCTCCTCTAGTGTCCACGAGTTGATTTCGGTCGTCTGGTTGGCGCTTCTGATTTCTTCAGCATGTTCTGGTGTGACGTCTTTGTTGATTGTGTGGACCTTCTGAGTGCTCATTGATAGAATAACGCTATACTTTTTTAAGCGGGTGCGGCGATGTGTTGCGGTTCCGGGGTCTGTTTGGACCCCTTCATCTCGGTCAGAATCTTGACCATAATCTTGTTGTGGACCTCGAGCTGCCGAGCGACGCCCTCGACGGAATCCTTGAGGCCCGCAAGAAGAGTCGCGACGGTCTCGCCATCCTCGGTCGCCAGGAGGCCACCCAGAGCCTCGAACATATCCATACCGTCCTCGTCAAACTCATCCATCTCCTCGTCGAACTCCTCCTCCTCAACCTCGACGGGAGGCGGCGGGGGGGTCTTAGGGGGCGGGCGGCGCTGAGACATTGTACGAGTGGCTGAGAAAATCAGGGGAAGGGAATGGCGCAGCGTCTTTGGCTCTGAACTTTTTCCTCCTGCTATAGTAAAATGCCGGGTGGCGCTTTGATGCAACTGGTTGCCTATGGCGCGTCCGACGTGTATCTTACCGGTGACCCCAAGGTGACCTTCTTCCAGTCGGCTTACAAGCGTCACACGAACTTTGCGATGGAGACTGTCCAGCAGACCGTGTCGGGCAACGCCGGTCCGGGAGGTCTCGTCTCTGTGACCCTCGCTCGCTCAGGCGACCTGGTCGGTGACGTGTTCGTCGTCCTCCAGCCCAACTGCTCGTCGTACGGTCAGCTGACGTCGAACAATGTCAACAATGACATGAACTGGGTCGCCGAGCGCGCCTTCAGCTCCGTCGAGCTCTTCATCGGGGGTCAGTCGATCGACAAGCACTACCAGATGTGGTTCCGTCTGTACGCCGAGGTCTTCCTGAACGAGACCAAGAAGATGAACTACGGCAAGATGGCCTCGATCGCCACGCCCAACAACGCCGGCACCTCCATCGCCTACGCCTACCTGCCCCTCATCTTCTTCTTCAACCGCAACCCGGGTCTGTACCTGCCCCTGATTGCCCTGCAGTACCACGAGGTTCGCATCGACTTCACTCTGAGCACCCAGTACGCCAACTACTTCGGCACGAACCCCTTCGCCGTCTGGGCTAATTACGTCTACCTGGACACCGTCGAGCGCGACAAGTTCGCCAAGACTCCCCATGAGTACCTCATCGAGCAGGTTCAGCACGTCAACCCGGACCCGGTGGGCTCCAGCAGCGAGAACACTCCGAGCGTGATCCGCATGCAGTACAATCACCCCGTCAAGGAGCTCATCTGGTGCTACCAGAACAACTCTATCGGCACGAACCCGAATGCCCTCTGGAACTTTTCCTCCAGCGTGGCGAACGTGAACGTGACTGTCGACCTCAACAAGATTGCCCAGGCCGGTGCGTTCACCCCGGCCAACTGGACCGGCGCCCCGGTGCTCTACACGCCGCCGCTCCTCTCGTCGAACCTGTATGTGGTCCAGACGTTCTCGGCCGCTACCAGCATTGTCGCTGCTGGAACCTCTATCAACCTTCAGTCGAACGTGCTGTCCGGCAACGTCTTCTGGACCGAAGGTGGCGTCTCCCAGTATGGAGCCTCTTCCAACGTCGTCTACGGTCAGGAGGTTGGCCCCCTGCACCAGGCCAAGATCATCCTCAACGGCACGGATCGTTTCGTACCCCAGTTCGGCAAGTACTTTAACCAGTATCAGCCGTACCAGTACCACACGGGATCTCCCTACCCGGGCATCTACCTGTACTCGTTCGCCATCAAGCCGGAGGAACTCCAGCCCAGTGGCACGTGCAACTTCAGCCGTATCGACATGGCCCAGATTGCCGTGAACCTCAAGACGGGTGTGCCCTATACCACCCTCCAGCAGCGCATGTTCGCCGTCAATTACAACATCCTGCGCATCCAGTCAGGTCTCGGTGGCGTCGCGTTCGCGAACTAAATAAATATGCGGTCTAAATTTTTTTCTTGGGGACTAGTACAAAGCGAACATGGCCGGGGGGCTTATGCAATTGGTTGCGTACGGAGCGCAGGACGTTTATCTGACCGGTCAGCCCAAGGTGACCTTCTTCCAGGCGGTGTACAAGCGCCACACGAACTTTGCGATGGAGAACATCCAGCAGACCGTGAACGGCTCGGCCTCCAACAGCGGCCGTGTGTCCGTGACCATTGCCCGCAACGGCGATCTGGTCGGTGACATGTACATCCGCCTGCAGCCCTCGTACCCCTCTGCGGCGAACTGCACCTCGAACGGCAACGTCTTCGACATGAACTGGGTGGCTGAGCGCTCCATCGCCTCCATTGAGCTGACGATCGGCGGTCAGCGCATCGACAAGCACTACCAGTCCTGGTGGCGCCTGTACGCCGAGCTGTTCCTCGGCGAGTCCGACAAGATCAACTACGGCAAGATGACCTCCGCCCCTGTGACCGTGGTCGACAGCACCAACGTGCCCAGCGTGTACCTGCCCCTGCTGTTCTTCTTCAACCGCAACCCCGGCCTGTACCTGCCTCTGATTGCCCTGCAGTACCACGAGGTGCGCATGGACTTTGACCTGAGCTCTTACTTCCAGAGCTACTTCCCCAACAACATCTTCGAGGTGTGGGCCAACTACGTGTACCTGGACACTGAGGAGCGCCGCCGCTTCGCCCAGAAGGGCCACGAGTACCTGATCGAGCAGGTGCAGCACACCGGCGGTGACTCCATCACCCTGGCGACCACCCCGACCACCACCGGCTCGGCGACCACCCAGACCGTCCGTCTGTCCTTCAATCACCCGGTGAAGGAGCTGATCTGGTGCTACCAGAACACCAGCCCGACGCAGTACAACAGCATGTGGAACTTCACCAGCTCGGCGTCGAACGTGAACGTGACCTGCTCCCCTCTGCCTCAGCTGTCCATCGGCGCCCTGCCCCACACCGTGGGCTGCCCCCGCATTTTTTCCAACGTCTCTTGCCTCTCGGGTGCTCAGCTGACCTCCAACGCGACCGCTGGTGTCTCCTGGGTGGAGGAGGGCTCGCAGAGCGTCACCGCGGCCACCGCCGTGGAGGTGGGCCCCCTGTACAACTTCAAGCTGGTGCTCAACGGCCAGGACCGCTTCAAGGAGCAGACCGGCAAGTACTTCAACCAGTACCAGCCGTACGTGTACCACACCGGCGTGCCCTACCCGGGCATCTACGCCTACTCCTTCGCCCTGCAGCCGGAGGAGCACCAGCCGACCGGCACCTGCAACT